TGCCCGGAAACGAGCGTCGGATCGGCGGACACAATCTCAACGGCCAGAACCTTTCCGCCACCTTTAGTGTCCGGCAGCGCACCGGTATTGTACGTTTTGTTCAGGTCGGGAGAACCAAGTCGTGCCATGGTCTATCCTCCTTGCAAGAGAGTTAGGCCGCCCACATTACGTGGACGGCGCGAATTGCAGATTGGTCAGTTTCGCGTTCGCCCGCGGTTCCGTGCAGACCAGGTTGCCGTACCACAGCAGTTGGCCGATCTTCGCCACCATGTTGGCCGGCTTGGTCAGTTCCGTCGTGCGGAAGTTCGTGCCGGGGTCCGTGTACAGCGCAACGGTTTTGGAGTTCAGGAAGTACATCGTGTTCGGCGGGCAGTATTCGTCGTACACCACCGGAACGCCCATGAAGCTGATTTGGACAAAACCGAGGTTCGCAAACTCCTCGCCGATCTTGCCGAGGGGTTGCTGAATCGTCGTTTTGCCATCCACCAGTTCTGCATAGGCGTTCCACGTCGCCAGGTCGCACACGATGAAGTCCGGCCGGTTTTCCATGTTGCCACGAGCGCACTTGGTGAACATTTCCCGCATCAGGGAAACCGAAAGCGTTTGGTTGTCCTTGACGTGGGCTTTCCACCACGTTTCCGTGGTGCGGTCGATGTTTCCGTACACCGCGTAGTCGGAGCCGTCGTCCACGGCCGCCGCCAGACCGTCGATGTCTTTGGGATTGGTGTTGCCGCCGAAGATGTGCGAAGCCAGCAGGTCGCGCAGCGTGGCTTGCGCGTCGTCGTAGGCTTGCTTGATCACCTTTTGGACCGCCAGTTCCCCGCGATCGGCCGCGCGTTCGTAATCATTGAACACGATCGACGCGTAGTATTGTTTCAGCCGGAATTCTGCGGACGTGCGCGTGTCTTGCGGCGTGATGTCCAGGGTATCATAACCCTTGAACGAGCCGCGGTTCGTTGCGTGCTTGTACTTGATGTGGGGCTGGAAGATGTCCCCACCCTCGCCGTCGTTCCATTTCTTCCTGTCCTTCAGGAACATGTAGAGCGTCGGGCTGGACTTGGCGATGTTATCGTAGACTTTGTTCGAAATCTTCGGCAACCACGACGCAAGATATTTGTCGAAGTCAAGTGCCACTTTCGTTCAATCCTCCCTGCGCGGGAGAATTAGCTGAACACATCATCCCAGTCCCAAGGCTTGTAGGGGTCATCCGGCCCCATTTTTTTGGGGACTTGCCCCGTTCTCTGGGGCTGAGAGGGAAGCGAGTCCGCCTTCTCCCGCAATTTTTGATAAGTTTTGGCTTCCGCCTGTTTGGCGGCTTTTGCCCGGGCTTTTTGCTCACGGGCGAGTTTTTCTTTGGCGAGATGGGCGTCCGCAATCTCTTTCAGAACGTTCAAGGGAATGTTTTCCGTCTTGGCGCGTTCTTCAAGGGACGCCAGATACTCATCCGTCGCCAAATCCCCGTACTCCGCCTTGAGTTGGGCTTTCAGTTCCCTCATGGTTCCGGTGAACTGAACCTCTCCCAACTGGGCACGCACGGTTTCCAACTCCTTGCGGAGATGTTCGTTCTGGGCCATGAGCGCGTTGATGTACTGGCCGTACACAGCGTCTTGCAGCGCTTCCTCAATGGGGATCCTCCCCGTCTGCGAGAATTCCCGGATGAACCGCTGGACTTGTTCCCGAACATACGGATTGGCCGCCAGGAAGTCGCTGAGTTGTTTCACCGGCGCCAGTGCATTGCGCTCGGCCTCGAACGCCTTTCGTTCCTCGGCGAGTGCTTGCGTTTTGCGCGTGTAGTCACTCTGCCGAAGATAGCCTTTCTTCAGTTCCCCGAGCGTCATGAGCTGGCCATCACCCATGTCGATCTGGGTATCATCCGAAAGGCCATTTTCCTCGGGCTTTTCCTTGCCCTCGGATTCGCCGGCTTCTTCCGGCTCCGCGCTGCCTTCGGATTGGTCCTCTTGGACTTCCTCAACAGCGGGTTCGGGCTGTTCTTCCTCGGTCGCCTCGGAGTCCACGGCGGGTTGCTCGTCTTCGGCTGGCGCGGGAGAGTCGAAAACACCGTCCCAACCACCGTCCGCGCCGTCAAGTTGGAAGAACGGATGAAGTTTGAACATGAAAATACCTCCAGTCCCTTTCGGGGTGTTGGAATGAGATGGGCCGCCCGAGTCTCACGGACGGCCCGATTTAAACTTGCTGTTGAATCGGAATCCTTGCGATCAGTTCCAGAATCTGCTCGTCGGTGGCGTTAGCCAGTTCCGGCACAATCTGACGAATCTGGTCAAGCCGGGATGCGATATCCGGGTATTGACCACTCGCCTGAGTCGGTTGGATTGGTTGATTGGCCATCTTTTCGGCGACTTTCGCCTGCACCTCCATTCCTTTGATTTGGGCTTGTGTCATGAGTTTGGCTTGTTCAATCTGCGCTTTCTGCTGGAGTTCCATCTGCTTGAGTTGTGCTTGAGACTGTAGCTTGGATTGTTCTGCTTGCGCTTGGGCTTCTTGTTGCGCTCTTGCGACTTCTCCCATGCGGCGCATGATTTCCTCGGCGTTCGGATATTCGAAGGCTTCCAAGAGGGCTTGCTGGTCGATGGCTCCAGCTTGGAACAGCAGAAGCGCATCTTCCCGCCGCGCCGCACGAGACATCGGAAGCGAAGACCCGGCCTCGATCTCCACCACAAATTGAAGAATACGGAACGCCTCTTTTACTTTCCCCTCGGACTTCTCGTCCGATTGGGCCGGCTGATCGTCGTTCGTCGGGTCGCCATCGTCCAGTTTTGTCCATTCGTTCGGGTTGGCGAACAGGAAAAATTCTTTCCTGTCGTAGATGGGTTGTCCCGCCTCGTCCATTCCTACCCGGATCGGCTCCACCGTGAACGGCAGCTCGCCCTCTTGAGCGGTCATATATTGGCGATAGTCGCCCTTCACGCGGAACGGCCTGGTGGTGTCAATGAACTGCATCGCGTTGACGATGATCATTTCGCTGAGTTGCTTGACGAACTTTTCGAAGTTGTCCAGTTTGGTTTTGATCCGCGTGTAGGCCGCTTCTTGCTTGAGTTGCACTTCCCGGCCGGAGGAAGCGTCCCCAATCCCCCGCATGGTGTCGTTTGTTCCCAACAGCTGGTCCTCGATTTGGTCAAAGAGTTCCTTCAGCCGGAACGCCGCCGGGGGAACCTGAGGCACCGCCAGAACGTCCACAATCGCGTTGAGGGGCACCATGTCGGGGTTGTTCACGTCGATAACCCCGTTCCATTTCCGCGGTTCCACCAATGCGTTTTTATCCTGAATATTGCCGTAGGCGGTGTTGCGGAGGATCGGCGGGTCGTTGGCCAGCCCAACGTTCCGAATGATCTCGTTCATGAGCACGTTGAATTCCCAGTTGAGATTCTCAATGTGCTCGCCAATCGGAACCCCGACGGCAGAGAGAATGTCTTCGTTCGGAACATACGCCGCATAGGGAAGTTTCCCGTGCCAGAACGGATTCGGCCGGTCCTCCAGCAGCACGTCATCCGCCCAAAACGAAACGCGCCATTTGTCGTCGTCATCCCTGTACCAGTAGTGGATGTACGCGACAGCCTCGGCGCGTTTTTCAGCTTCATCGATCTCCGGCATGAGCGGGAACGTGTCGCCTTGGGCTTTGTGCTGCTCAAAGTTGAACCGCATGAAGTTTTTCACGGCCCGGAACCACGATTGGAACCACGGACGCGAATCACCCTGCATGTTCCCTTTTTTCTTTGCCACGCTCTCTTTGATTTCTTTGGCCTTGCCTGGGTGCTTCTTGATGGCTTTGGTGAGCCGCATCGGCTCGACGTAGATAAAGAACGAGGAATCCTGCAAATCCGTTACGGCCGGGTCCACGTAGCACCATCGAGGGTTAACTTCGGTAATGCACAGTTTCCCCGTTCCGTTGTAGGCGTTCGGGTCATAGCCGGTGTACGCCAGCGCGTAGCGGTAGATTTCCGCCATTTTGGCGATCCGCTGGGCCATGTAGTCCCAGTTATTCACGTCGAAGGTGTGGTCGAGGATGTACGTCATGCCCTCGGCGTGCTTCACATATTCGGGAAACTCCGCCTTCACATAACCGCGCACCCGGTTGTTGACCATGAACGGGACCACCGTTTCGACGTATGAAAAGAACTTCGATACGCGGAAGTCCGTGTCGCCTTTCCAACGGTTCCGGTACATTTCGTAATCATGGTCCATGCGCTGATGAATCGGCTCGTTGAATTTCTTTGCTGTCTCGAAATCTCGGTTGAACCGTTCGCGCAGCTTCTGCTCGACTTCTGGAGTCAGTTTTTCCGCCAATCATGTCACCCCTTCCGCGAACTTCATCACGATTAGTTGGGCCAATTGGTTATACACGTCAGCCAAGCTGAAGTGATCCGGCCCGTCGTTGATCCACATGGGGATCGCTTGCCCCATGCGATCGAACTTCAAGTCTTTATTGTCTGCATCAGTCGCCCGGGTTTCGCCAGACGTGCCAACCTTGCGCTGTGCTCTCCAGTGTTTGACCAAACTTTCCCCATCCATCGCCGTCAATGACGGTTCCATGCCGTCGATGTAGACTTTTCTTTCGCCCGTGATATACCCATCCACGGTGCGGTCGAACAGTCTGGTCCGGTGGACATTTACGATGCGCGTCTTGTAATCCGTTTCGTAAATCGCCCTGCGTTTTTCATTGTAATCGAACACGCACCGCCAGACTTTCCCGGGGAACGCATTCGCAAGACGAACGCCGATCTCCGGGTACGGCGCATTGTCGATGACGCACATTGAGATGTTTTGCATCCGCATGTAGTTGTGCAGCGAGTCTTCGCCGTGAATCTTCGTGACCTCGTCGATGCCGCATTCTGTGCCCTTCACGCAGTAGAAATGCGGCCGGTCGATGGTTCCGCCTACGTCCACGCCCAATACGCGATATTTTCCCGGATTTTTCATCACATAGCCGTTTTCGTCGTACTGAATGTTTTTCACGATGTTCGACGGGTCTAATGTGTTCGAACCACTCGCGTACGGCCGACCCAAAAAGAAGTTCGCCCACACGTCGGGTCGGGTCATTTTCTCCTGCCGGATGAGGTACGCCGCCGAAATCCACGGCGCCATCATTTGGCTGATCCAGTACCCCGAGATGCCGTATTTGTCATCGGTGTACTTCTTGACCCATTCCTTTTCGGCCCGGCGGCGGTCTAATACGGCTTCACACGAGCCGCAAACGTATTCCTGGCGCTCTTTGCACACATGGTGCGTATTCCCGCCGTCGAAACTCTCAGGCTCGTAGGTGATGTATGAAGCGTGGCCGCATTCCGGACACCAGTAGATGTAGTGCTTTTGATCGGAAAGTGTCCACGTGTAGTCCACGCCGAAACCGGGAAACGACGGATTGCTGAACTCCCACTCCGCGCCGTAATCCGACGCCGTGATCCGAGATTTATACTGGTTCAGCACGGGCTGGTTCGAGCGGTCGAATTCGTCCTTGATCAAGATGTCCGCCGTCTGCATGATCGCTGCGGATTGACCGTAGGTCCCGCGCATGAACCAGAATCCTACACGGTCCCCGTCCAATGTGCGAAAAGACTTCACTTGCAGGCTGTCGTCCTGCATGAAATCACGGATGGTTGGGTTGTTGGCGACGATCAAATCAGTCTTGGCCTTCGCAAAATCCTTCGTGTCCGTGTCGGTCGGCAGCGTGTAAATCACATTGTGACCGTATTTCACGGCATGGAAGATGGTCTTGAAAATGCTGATGGTCGAAAACCCGATCTGACTGCACTTGATCACGGCCAGCTGCTTCGATTCATCGCGCAAAGGGTCGATCAAAAAAGACCGGTCCGAAAACTCCATTCGGTCGCCCTTCTCATTCACAAACCCGTTTCGGACGATCCATTCATAGGCGTTTCCTGCATCGAATGCCGATCTTTTCGCCTTTTCGGCCTGGACATATTTCGCCAGCTTGGCAAGCAGTATTTTCCGCCTTTCCGGCGACGCCCGGGCCAATTCTTTTTCCCACTTTTCGTATGCGTTCATGCCCGGGTCAACTCCCTCAACCTCCATTCTGCCTTTATTTCCGTGTGAGACGTTCTTTTTCGACACCGGATGCACCACAGATGCTTCGTATGCCCGTCTGGACGTTGCCTTCCGATGATGCGCCGGATGGTCTGCACAAAGCCGCATTCGTCGCATACGAGGTTCGTCTGTACCGTGCGACGGTCATTTCTGGCCATCAAAATACCCCCTCAGCAAAGCTTCTGCTTGCTCGGGGGTCAAATCTCCCGGGTTAAGTGTCGCGTCGATCTCGTGCTTGTCCCGCCACTTGTCGCGCTGGCGGTTTTTCAGCCAGAAGATTGCAGCCGTTACGTCGGGCACGACTTCCTTCACGACCGTTTTTTTCAACACGCCGTCTTCATAGGTTTCTTCCTCCACTTTGTACCCGATGGCGCGTGTATACAACCGCTGGGCTACCTTTGCGTCCGCAATGATCTTCCCTTCGCTTAGGGATTCAAAAAATTCCGGGTGCTGCTGCTTCCACGCATTCAGCGTCTGCTCGCTTACTCCGAAAAAATCGGCCATTTCCTTGTCCGTGGCACCCAAAAGCGCTAACTTGTACGCTTGTTCGGCGTATTCGGGCTTGTACTTGCTCGGTCTTCCGGCTGGCATAGCATCACCTTCTTTCATCTTTCCTGACACCAGCGCGCCGCGTCAATTTTCCTCGCTTATTTCTTGGAATACCAACGCTTTTACAAATTCAAGCGCACCGAGAATCTCAAAGACGTTCATTTCGTCGGGATTATGGAAAGAAATATCCCCGCTCACAACATCAATTTCAACGATGATCTGCTTTTTCATCGCCGTTTCCCCTTCTTTTTCGACTTTCCGGCCTTCTGAAGGGCAATCGCCACCGCTTGTTTCTGCGGATAGCCTTCGCTCCGCAACTTTCGGATGTTTTCGCTGATGACTTTTTGTGATTTTCCGCGTTTGAGAGGCATGTTAACCACCACCAATCAAACGAGGTTTTCTTCTATCGCGTCATAAAAAACTTTCATTTGCAGATGCGATACAAGTTCATTTCTCCCAAAAACGTCCGTATTTCCCCACGCAGTCACAATCGAACCGTCATGAACTTTTGCCGCAAATACGAAGGAGGCGATTTCGCCGTTTCTCGCCTTTTCCGTAATGATTTCAAGCGGATCAATAACGCTATCTTGCGGCGTTGGAAGTTTCACGACTTTAGCCATATCACTTCTTCACCCGCCTTCGTCCTTCGGCAGCCATTTTCGCCATCTTTTCTGCGCGGCATGATCTCACCCTCATTCTCGGACCCATCCGGTCCGCTTGTCCTTTCGCCACGCGTTCACGACCCATGCGATTCCGTACTTTCGGGAAATCCATCCCGCG